AGTGGCACTGCTAACATATTTGGAAACATTTATTCAGGGTACGGCTCAGGTTATCAAAGTTACCACGGCTCAAGAAGTCCATCCACTATCGATCTAGCTGATGGTGTTACGCACGGTGTTGAAGCAATGCGTCAACATAACAACAAGTTTGAATTTACGTTAGGGGCTAACTCATCTCAATATGCAGGCGCTCTTGACCCAGCAGGTGGTGTTACTAACTCAGACGCAGCAGCATTTAAGACAATTAAGCTGTACAACGTTACGGGTGGCGGTGCTGGATACTTAGTGCTTACCCTTGAGAGGGAAGACATACCTTACAGTCCGTATACTAAAACAGGTTTTTATGACGGCACTACACAAAGTCTTAAATTCCCTTCATGGAAACAAACAACGGGTGAGCTAGGTGATTACTTTGCTAACCAAATAATAAGAGTAGAACTCTGGAGTTAATATGGCACATTCAGTAAGAAAATTAACCAGTGTCTCTTCAGATGATATTACTCGTTTGTTTGAGGACTGTAAAACTAAAATACTAGAAGGTACTTTACCCTTTGATGGTACGCCTACGGAAGCGGATGCAGCGGTATACTTTAACATAGGTATTCCTAACGTCCTTGCGTTACCTCAAGGTGAAGTCTTTGGTTACTTTAAAGATGATCACCTGTGCTTTATACGTTATGCTTTAGTCACTGATGGTGTCTTAGAGCAGTCTTACTACCTTGCAGGAAACGATGCAGAAGGTAGCAGGGCTTACTTATATTCACAAGAGTTTGCTGATGCGCTTAAAGCGTACTACCAAGCTAACTTTACATCAGTAGACTCGTGGGCAATCGCTGGTAAATCTACAGCTACCTATGAAGAGGACGTACTAAAACCTAACCTATACGAGACAGCAGGAGTTAGTTACGTCAAAGAAGACTTAACTGATCCAGTGTCTAATATAACTTACGAAAAACGCACGATTACTTTTTAGAGGTAACTCATTATGACTAAGGCAAGAACCTTAGCGGATTATGTACCGTTTGATCCAACGGGGTTGCTTACGAGCGACTCTGCTTTAGACGCAACAAAACTTACAGGCGATCTACCAGCTCTTGATGGGTCGGCACTGACTGGCTTAGACACTGGTGAAAGACTTACCCACGCATCTTGGTGGTATCTAACTGAGGACTTTTCAGACTCGGCAGTCCCAATAACTTCTAATTTATCAGAGGGTATAGCAATGGGAAGCCCTATGATAGAAACTTCAGGTGTCTTCACATTCCCTTCAACAGGGATTTGGCATGTACATTTTCACTGTGGTTGGTTTGGGAGTACTGATCAAGCAGAGTGGCTAAACGCACGAATACGACACACGGCTGATGGTCAGCTTTCGTGGCAAGGTATAGCTTCTGGCACATCTACAATCCAAAAAACATCGACAGGTACTCAAGCTACTGTTGATACGATTATTAATGTAACAGATGTAACTAACCATAAAGTTGCTTTTGCTTCGGAGGTAGAAGAAGTAACCATAACAACAAGGGGTGCTAGTGGCAGCCCTAAACATACATATATGACTTTTATCCGCTTAGGCGATGCCGTCGAATAAAGGACAACACATGGACGACCTAAAACAACAAACAATTAGGAGCGCTTAATGAAAAAGTTTCATTTAATATTTAAGAAAGAAGTCGAAAAAGAAGCCTACATAATTAAAGTTTCTAATGTGCTCGATTTTTGCAAACACCAAAAGAAAATAATGGATGTTGAAGCCACAGAGGAGCAAGTGAAGCTTCTTAAAAAAGACCCAAATGTCCTAGATTTGTTACCTGAAGAATTTTGGCTAACCGAAGTGAATGAAGCCACAAAAGATGTTTATTACAACAGACCTTCATGGAACAACGAAAAATTTGAAACTGATTTCGGTAATTGGGGCTTAATTAGACATTCGAGTTTAACTGACGTGGGTACTAGCGATACACCAGTCACAGCAACGTATGAATATAATTACGATGGCTCAGGGGTTGATATTATATTAAACATAGCCTCAGTCTTAAACCGCAATGATCCTGAATTTAAAACAGGTGGGGTTAGTAGGCTCCAACAGTTCCAATGGAATACTTTAGCTGATTTTGAAGATCTTCCTACTATAGATTATAGCAGGACAGGGCAGGGGGTGTCTAAGAATGTTGGCATAGACGACCACGCTGAATCCGTTTCGTATTGCGCTGTAAGTAACACTTATGGTTGGGCAACAGGGGCTACCGTATACATATACCCTAGAGATCAAATGGATGCGGCTGGAAAATCCTTAAGAAGTTATGGTTGGCAAGCTATGCAAAAATTCCATGAAACCAAGGGTAATAATCGACCAACCCTAGTCATAGATGCAATAGGCTACTCTGCCACGAATATTATTGGCCACTATGCTGAGAACATTTTTTATAGAGGTACAACTTATACATCTGTCGCTCCTGCTGGCGCTTCTGAACAAAAAGTTCCACTTATGGCGGAAGCTGGTAGTGGGAAAGAATTTGGGATGCCACACTCGAACAGCTACACCTCAACTGGATTTGTATCTGACCCTGATGAACTCATTCCACAGATGACTGACGTAGAGAAAAGAGCGTTCTTCGAGGATGATGTCAATAATATTTATTATGGTCTTTATGGCGAAGGTATTGATAATATGGTAGCTGCGGGTGTACATCATGTAACATCAGCAGGTAATAATTCAGATGCTTCCCACTTAAAAGGCCACCCTGATTATGCTAATAACTATAAAAGAGTTGCAGATGTAACAACTGATGGCGTTCATACAAGATACTTTTGGTATATGCTGCATGGCAGGGGTAATCCAACCTATGAGGGTGATACAATAGTGGTTGGTGCTTTGGCACAATCATCCAGTGCTGAAGGTTTTGATGGTAAAGAACACTTTGCACAGTTTTCTACCAGAGGTTCTAGAGTGGACGCTTGTGCTGCTGGAGATAACATTAGGCTTAATATGTATTCTAATGGAGAATATATTGCTAATGGCACATCTTTTGCAAGCCCTAACGTAGGAGGCATGGCAGCGCTTGTACTTGGAAAGTATCCAACAACTACTACTAAACAATTAAGACGGTATTTCAGGGAACAAGCTGTTGGTACAGACAAGCTACACGAAGGAAATGAAAATTTAGCTCCAAGTTCTAAATATGGTGATCCACTGTGGTTTGCTCAATCAGGTGGTTTTGGTTACTCAAATAACATTGCTTATTTAGATCCTGATTTAACCTTTGATCCTACAACGCTTCCTGACACAGCCATTGCGGATTATGTTCCAACTACTTCGGATATTCACTTAAATTACACAGTAGATGAGATTAATACGAAATTAGGGGCAATTTAACATGGACGATTTGAGACAACACGTTGACCGCCTTGAGTGGCGAGTCGATGCACATGACGAACAGTTAAGAACTCTCACAGCTCAAGCTGAGGGTCTTAGAAGTATGCTCGACAGTATTAACCGAACCTTAATGCAAATTAAGTGGTTAGTAGTGGGAGGAGCTGTTGTTTACTTTGCACAGGAGATGGGATTTTCACAATTCATTAAAGTTATCGGAGGCATATGATCGGTATAACAGATTTAATAGCAGGCATCTTTAAACCTGCTGCTGACCTAGTTGACAAACTCCACACCAGCGATGATGAACGCTTGCGAGCCAAAGGGCATCTTTTAGATGTCCAAGCGGCTGCAATGCAACGTGTATTTGATTACGAAACAGAGATGATCAAAGGGCAGCAAGCTATAGTGTCCTCAGAGGCTAAGAGTGAGCATCTCATCGTTGCTGCATGGCGACCAATAACAATGCTTACCTTCTTAGTACTTGCCGTAGGGGACTCTCTAGGGCTTCTAGCAACACCTCTCAGAGATGAAGCTTGGATGCTATTACAACTTGGCATTGGTGGTTACGTTGTAGGCAGAAGTGGAGAGAAGATAGCGAAAGTAATGAAAGGATAAATATGAAAGATTTACTAACTGAGTTACACGACAATGTAACCAAACAATTATTATTAAGAGTCAAGTCAGGAGAAGCTACGTCAGCGGAGTTATCAGTTGCCGTTAAGTTTCTTAAAGACAACGGAGCAAGTAATGACATTATTACTGCTGAGTCTCCTATGGCAAGTTTACTTACTTCATTGCCCTTTGAAGAGGCTACACACTAATGAGCGAAAGAGACTACAAAGCAGAGTACGAAAACTATCATAAGAAACCTGAGCAGCGCAGACGAAACGACAAGCGCAAGCAAGCTAGACGTAACATGGTAAAGAAGCATGGCAAACTAGCAATTAAAGGTAAAGATATAGATCATAAAGATCGCAACCCACATAATAACGCTTATAGCAACCTTCGCATCTCAAGTGTGAAGAGTAACAGGAGTCGTAATGGATAAAGTACCAGAGCAGCTCAAAGATTTCCGAAACTTCATGTATATAGTTTGGAAGCACTTAGCCCTGCCTGATCCTACTCCTGTTCAATATGATATGGCTGACTTCATCCAGAATTGTCCTCGTAGATCAATCATCGAGGCTTTTCGGGGTGTAGGTAAGTCCTATATCACCGCTGCGTTTGTCGTGCACCAATTACTTCTTGATCCCCAAAAGAAGTTTATGGTTGTGTCGGCCTCTAAACAGAGAGCTGACGATTTCTCGACATTCACTCAACGTCTAATCTTAGAACTCCCAATATGCCAACATCTCATAGCAACAAGTGAGCAAAGGTGGAGTAAGATAGCGTTTGATGTAAGACCCGCACTGGCTAGTGGTAGTCCTTCTGTTAAATCAGTCGGTATTACTGGCCAGTTGACGGGCAGTCGGGCAGATATTATCATTGCAGATGACATCGAAGTACCTAATAACTCTATGACTCAGATGATGAGAGAGAAACTAGGTGAAGCTGTAAAGGAGTTTGACGCTGTACTAAAACCAGAAGGGAAGATCCTCTATCTGGGTACACCACAGTGTGAAATGAGTCTTTATAACACTCTAACTGAGCGTGGATACCACCTAAGAGTGTGGCCAGCACGTTACCCTACAGTGGAATACGCTGAGAAAGCCTACGGAGCACGTTTAGCACCTACCCTATGGGAAGCTATGCACGAGGCAAAGGAGCCCTTAGACGGACAACCAGTAGATCCTCTGCGATTTGACGATGATGACCTCTTAGAAAGGGAGTTATCTTACGGCAGATCAGGCTTTGCACTCCAGTTTATGCTCGATACGTCCATGAGTGACACGGATAGATACCCTCTAAAGCTATCAGATTTGATGGTTATGGCTGTTGATAAAGATCAAGCCCCTGAGAAGCTCGTGTATGGCGTTTTCAAGGAGATCAAAGACCTCCCTAATGTTGGCCTTAGTGGTGATAAGTTCTACGCACCGGAGGCCACTGTGGGAGCCTACGTGGACTATGACGGTTCTGTACTGGTAATAGATCCATCTGGTAGAGGTCAGGATGAAACAGCCTATGCTGTCGTTAAGATGCTTAATGGTTACTTATACGTAGCTGAGTGTTCAGGTATAGCAGGTGGTTACAGTGAAAAGACCCTATCAGGTCTAGCTCACATAGCAAAGAAACATAAAGTCAACATGGTGCTCATCGAGAGTAACTTTGGTGATGGTATGTTTACTGAGCTACTCAAGCCTATACTAAAGAAGATATATCCAGTTACTACGGAAGAGGTGAGACACAGCAAACAGAAGGAGTTGCGTATCATTGATACACTTGAGCCAGTCATGAACCAGCACAAGTTAATCTTTGATCCAAAGGTCATTCAAGATGACTTTGATAGTGTCCAACACCATCCACCTGAGAAAGCTCAACGCTACATGCTTACTTATCAGATGACTCGTGTGACTAAGAACCGTGGTGCTCTTGCTCATGATGATAGACTCGATGCACTGGCAATGGGTGTAGCTTATTGGGTAGAACAGATGGCAGCAGATGTGGATGAAGAAATGAAAGAAAGACAATATCACATGCTTATGGATCAACTTAATAGTTTTGAAAACATGCACAACGCACAGGCACCTAAAAGGGATAATACATGGATATGAATCAAGTACCAATGGTACGTTTGACGTGGAAGGATGCCATAGATTCAGATGGCACATGGACAGATGTAGAGATTATACTAGACCATGAACCAGCTACCTGTCAGGAAGTAGGGTGGCTAGTCCACAACGATGCTGAGAAATGTATCATCATGAGGTCTAGGGTAGTAACTGAGGATGATGAGCTACAAGAAGGTAGTGCATACATTGCTATTCCTCAGTCTTGGGTGATAAAAGTAGAGGAATTAACCCCCAGCCTGTCGGCTGTGTAAGTCATTGATATTAGGTAGGTGTTCTAAAAGTACCGTTAAGAGTAAGACCCTCCCTCCCCCCCTTTGATATACTATAGTATATAGAAAGTATCTTATGAGCCTGTAGGATTCCCTAAGTGTTCTTAGGAGCCTGTAGAATATCTTAGCATACTCCCACCACACACCTATCTAGGAGGTGATCCAGTACTTCCTTTGGAAACCTAAGAATTTCGTTAAATTCGCTACCTTAATCTTTAGGTTTCTCAAGGAGTCTTGGGGATGGACTAAATCATCCCCCTCTTTTCACCGTTATAGCCCCCAAACACCCCCTACTTTTGACAGAAATCTTAGGGAAAGTGTCGTATTTTTGTAAGGTAAAGTGTCGTATTTTTGTAAGGTATGTCTCCCGCTGGTGTACATGGATTAGCCTCATCTGGTGCTCATGGATTAGCCTCATTTTGACAGAAATATCCGAAGGGGTATACGTAAGGGCTAGGATTTGAATTTACCCCCATACACCCATCTAAATGCGAATGGTTATCATTTACATCTATCTAC